AGAATGTCAACTTCATTTCTTTTTGTGACATTCCGCAGTGCTTTGCTGCTTTAGGAAGATTCCATTTTGCTGCAAAGAGTGCTTCATTTGCCTCTTTTACATTCTCTGGAGTGGTTTTGACTGTTTCTTCTTTAAGGTCTTTATATGAGATTTTGTAAACCATGTTTTTCAAAAAAGTAATAGAGGCATTTTTTACCGGGAAAATTTTTCCCCCAAAAATGGAACTTAAAGTGGATTTGCGTATGAGAGAGTCTCTTCATCCACTGTAGCACGAACGAACTCTAACACGTTCATGAACTCATCTACCGTCTCGCAGGTCACTTGCTTTTCTGAACCTTCACTGGAGTACAGATACACTGTACGCTTGATGGGGTCCACAACGCAGCGTGAGAGGTACTCGTTTTGCATTCGGTCGTCCGTTGATTACCCATGTATCATAGCACGGTCAGGGGTCCGTGTCAAGGGGTGTAGGGGGCGACTTCTCCAGGGTAGTCCTTGGCACTCGTCCCCTCATACTCAGTAATATTTTTAGGGACATCTTTTCTTTGTCCATAAACAACGTATGAGCAATTGATTGGTCCTCCTAAATTATTTTTAATAATAATTCTTTGACCCCATTCAATTTTTTCAACGAAGAGTTCTTGATAAACACCGATAGGAGTTAGTGTAACCCCAATAGTTTCAACATCAACTAATTTTTTCCAATAATCAGGAAGTTCAATTACATTAGAATTAGAACTTTCAATCTTTCCCCTCAAATATACCTCTGCATCTGGACCCTCCAAACAAATATAACGAAGACGATAACCTTCTTTTGATGGGTGAGAGATATCAAATGCTTTTACTGCACCAACACTATTTCCATACCATGTACCAATGAAGTTCAGTGCAGTTACAGTTCCAGTTACATCAACGTCCCCACTAAAATTAGTTTGATTAGCTTCCACATTAAAAGTTGGAATTGGACCACTATTTCGTTCCAATGTCACTGTGGCAGTACTACTACCGTTCAAGTGCATGTAAACATAATCTGCTGGAGACTCTGCAGTGTTTACCAAAACCATAGAGACATCATTGAGATTAAAGAGACCGTCAAAAGGATCTAATGAAAAATCATCATTATCTCTATATTCAATATCAACTCCGGGACCAGTGAAGGTTCCGTATCTTCTGAATGTAAATGCCATTATGAATCAATCTCCGTTACTAACTGTGGTACGTCTTTTCTTGTACCAAAAATATGATAAAAACAATTAACAGGAATTCCTGGTTTTGCTTGAAGATAGACTTTATTATCCCCAATTCTCTTTACGATAATATCTTGATGTGCTCCGATTGGAGTTAAAGATACTGTAATTGTACTTTCATCTACAAGATTTGTCCAATATTCTGGAAGTTCAATTTCAGTTTTATTCAATAACCTTCCACGAACATAAACACCATTCTCAGGACCTTCCAGACAAGTATGAACTAACTGCTTTCCTTGTTTAGTTGGATGAGGAATTACAAAGTTTTTAATTGATGCTTGAAGAACTTGTGTTCTTACAACTTTTGCTTCAATATATGTTGATTTTAAAAGTAAATCAACCCGCACAAAACTTTGAAATCTTGAATATAATCTTGACCATAAAGAATAAAGTGGACTTGATTTAGCGTCTGGATTTGTAAGAGGACCCAACATCAAAGTTGCCTTTGCTGTATTGTGTGCTCCTGCTTCTCCTGCTTGAAGAGGACCTTCAACAAAAGCAGATCCGTTAATTTTATTTTTACCAAGTCCAAGTGCTTTTGGTACTCCAGCACCAACCATCATTTGTCCACCAATTGCATTATCATCCATTAAAAATGCCATGATTTTCTCCTACTTTGTATTTTGTTTTTGAATAGTTCTTCCACCAGACTTTCCATCTTTATTGCATACGGCATCACTTACTCCACGAATCAGTGGTGCATACATTTTCATAACAGAGTTTGCCACAATTTCAGCAGTCCCAGGTGTTGCTAACTTATATAAAGATGAAGCATTGACTAAAACCTTTTTAGAATCAAGTGAAATGTTTTCACTTGCATTAATTCTAACGTTTCCTTTAGACCCACCTTCACCGATGGCAACTATCTCAACATCTGTGCCTTGAAGTCTAAGTTTTCCATTAGATGCAACTATAGTTATATTACCATTCCAAGAGTGAATGAATAGAGTATCCTCTGCTTCATTTTTATCAGCACCTGCTTCTATTGATATACGACCAGGAGCTGTAATTTGAGTGCTTCCTTTTCTTGGTCCATCTTTATCAAGAACAACAGAGTGTCTTGCGTCAGATGCTTGCAACATTACATCAGCAGTTACATCACCTTGCTTATGAATATACCCAAACTGCAATGACCCATGATCATTTCCATAAGTCAGTGCAGTGTAATTTTGTTTTGCGGTATTATTTCTTGAAATATTATCCGCAAGAAGTTCTTCCCTTCCCGCCTTAGGTTTAGAACCAAGTTTTGTATTATTCCTGTTATGAGCGGTTGCCATTAGTATTGAATATTCAATATGTTACTATTTAATAACTTTATCATTGTTCGCTTGTAGACTCTGGAGTTCCTGGAATATTAAGTCTTGGATCATTACTACGAACATCAGTACCAGATCTTTGGATGGCACTTGGTGGTGTAGTGATGCGAGCAGTAATGCTTTCTTGTAGAGTTGCATAGACTCTTGTTTGAGGTCCAGCAGTCCTATAGTATCCAGCATAAGGAATGCCTTCATCATAGTAAACAGCACCATAGTATGCTCTTCCGTCCACATAACCAGTTTGCTTGAGTCCAACAAGATCAGTAACCTGAATAAGTGCTTCCTGTTTTATCTTTTGATCTTCTAAGAACTGAACAGGATCTCTTACTACACGGAATACTGGACGGAATGAAGCGTTTATTCCCGTCAAACTATCTTCAAGGGTAGGACTTACCATTTTAATTTCAGGATAAACATTAAAACCTATTCCTGGATTTAAAATTTGCACACTCCTAATCCTACCAAATGAATCACAATCATAAGAAAGTTGAGCTCCATTATTGGGAGTAATTTGTATTTGATCTTCTCCACAACGATAATTAATTCCAGGATTCTCAACAATTACCTCATCCAAAACAAGAGTAACTGGGTATCCTGGACCTTGTTCTAATGGAGGAAGATATCCATTTCCTGGATCTGCAACGATTACTTTATCAACAACTCCTCTTCCACCTATTTTTTTAGCACAAGGTGGTGGAATTAGTATTGCAGATGCTCCCATCGGATTTGTTGTCCAAGATTTTCTATTTCTGTCATTAAAAACAACATCCTTACTTATAAAAAGAGCAACTCCCATTGGGTTACTTGCGAATGTAGATTCATCTTTTCCACCTTTCGCAGACTTAACATTTTCCAATTCAATTACAATATCATACTTACCAGGAGTTGCGTTAAATGTATATTGGATTTTTTCTCCAATAAAATCAGATGTTTTAAATATTTCTCTGCCGCCAACTTTTAAAACAGCATTGTTATCAGCCTGGAAATTAAATTTATATGTTCCTGCATATGGAAAATCAACGCCTGCCCAAGTTAGAACAAACTTTCCTACATTTTCAGTTACTTTGGGAGAAACTGAAAAATCATTCATATATTTACTCCACCTCTTATCAACATATCCAAACAGAGAAGGACCAGAATAACTCACGCCATTCTTAGTAGAACTTTGCGAAGTCTTTGTGGAAGATGTAGAAGATTCCTTAACATTACCAATAGTAATCTTAATATTTTGATCATCACCATCAGCATCACGAATTCCAAGAGTGTTTTGTCCACTCAAAATAGGTCCTCTTGAACCTGGTCCAGCACCTATAATTTGAATAGGACCATACTTTTTACCAGCAGTAAATTTTCCAGACCCTTTATCATTATCTTTCTGTTTAGTAGAATCTCTTTTTAATCTTACACTACCACCATCTGCAGGAATAACAACCTCTTTTGCTGCCATTCCTGCAGTAGAGGGATTATCATCTACATCCATTGCAAATGTAATTTCTCCAGAACCAGACCCATCAACTTGAAGATAAAAACTTGCACCTTGTTGAATAAATTTAGGTTTTAATTTTGAAGGAGATTCCGTGGTAGAAGGTGATCTCCAATCCCCAGTACTGAAAATTTTAGTATCAACAATTGAGGTCTGTTCAACTAAAGTGTTAGCAACCTCAACAGTTATTGAGTGCCTCCCTTTAGTCAAATAAACTTTAGATATTTTTGGATTATTAACAGTCCATCCAGCAAGATTATATACTTCTTTTCCATCTATCAATATCCTACCAGTGTTATCGCAAGTACCTTTTACTCCATAGTAACCAGCATAAGGCAAATCAACCTGCCAAGTATTTGCGAAATTAATTCCAGAGGAATCGCTACCTGGAGTATCTAATGGAAGAATCGGTGAGATGGCATACCTATTTGTGAATTTACTCCATGTTCTAAATCTAACAGGATACCAGGTTTGATCTGACCCAGGAAATCTTGTTGTCCAAATTGGATTGGGGGGACATCTTCCTATTTGAACTGGAAGTTGTTCTTGTGGAACAGGTGGAAGTGGAGCATCAATAATCATTGATACTCCCATCGGATTTCCATACCAAGATTTTGAAGATATTATTTCAATAACTTCTGAAGTTGCTTTAGTCTCCCCTACCTCAAAAATCAAATCAAAAGTAGTTCTTCCGTCTGGTGTTTTTTTCTTATTGGTTGCCCTAAAAGAACCAATATTTGTTGTAATTTGAATATCATCATTATCATTATCAGATTGTATATGATCTGCAAAGATTCTATCAGAATCTCCGACTCCACCTTCTCTATTTTTTGTTCCATTTTTGATTATACCCTGCTCAACACCACCAGACTTTGTAGATGAAGCCGATATTTTAAACTTACTTTTTGGATTTATTTTAATAGTCTCTTTTCTACTTTGACCACTCTTAGAATTTCCTTTTAATGTAAAAGAATGATCATCGCTAACAAAAGAGAATTTCATCTTATCAGTGTTTCTTCCATCCCCAGTTATTGTAAAAGTAACATCAACTGTACTTGATTTAGAAACAGGAGCATTTACCTTTTCAGTAACTGGAATATTTAAAAGATCAACTTTTACAATATGATTACCTTCTTGTATTGTTTTTTGTAAGGGAGAAGGATTATCTTTAAAACTCTTTAAACTTCCAACTAAACTATTATCAATATAAACTTGTGCGGTATTATCACAAACTCCTCTAAAAATATACTCTCCACTGATAGGAAAATTCAATTCCCATTCCATTGAAAAAACTTTTCCAGATTCATCACTCCCAAGAACATCAGAAGGTCTAACTGGAGAGACTGCGTATTGATTCATAAACTCCCCCCAATCAGGGAAAGTTACTGCAGTCGTGTCCTGTGTTGCATATAATTTTTCGGGAGTAGTAACTCTATCTGGTTGCTTCTCTCTTGTAGACCAAAAAGGTTTCTTTAATGCTTTCTGGAATATTTCAATTTCTCTTTGTATTGGGTCTGCGCCAACTCTGGTATAGGTTTGTGGTTCCCATGGTCCCAACAGTTCCCCGTTAGGACCATATCTTACCCCATACCCAACATCAGTATCCTCACAAATTTCATACTCTTCAAAATCCTCTTCTCCCTCAAACACTTCTATTTCATCAACAGTCTCACCAAGAACAGCAGTCAAAACAGCACCATTACCAATCTCACAATCATCCTTCGCTGCAACGATTGGAGCATATTGATAACCATGCCCACCACTCACAACATCAACCGCAAGTAAAGATCCATCTCTACCAATAACTGGATTACCTACAGCACCAATTCCACCACCACCAAAAAATTGAATTCTTGGTGGGCCACATTCTTTATATTCTTGAATGCCACCACACTTATCATTTTTTGCATTCAAGTCATTTGGAGTAAGTGCATTGACTTCATTAATATTCAAATATCTAATATTATTGTCGCCATCTCTAAAGACAAAAGTTGTTCCTGGATTATCTTTAGCATAATCATTTGCTTCACATACAGAAACTCCATCAACATATCCCAGAGAAGGATGAACATATCCAACTCTAATATCGTCCTGTGATGATGATCCAAATAAAGTAAAAGACATTTTTATTATATTGATCCTATGAATTGAGAAGCTTGATTAATGAATTGAGATCCCTTAGTTATATCAGTAATTATATCACTTTGATTTTGACTTGGTTGTGCAAATGGAGTTTCGGTAGTTTGTGGTGGTGCAGTAGTTTGTTGAGATGCTTTATCAACTTGTGCAGGTCTTGGTTGTTGTGGATCTTCAGCAGCACCACTTCCACTATGAATTGTATAATAATCCGATGCGGCACAATTTGGTTTTAAGTCGCATCCAAATATATTAAGTTTAATATTTTCAAAACTTAATGCGGAAGTGATGCTACCAGTTATACCACCAATCAAATCCTTTACACTTCCAATACCACCAGAAACAGTTCCAAGAGTATTTTGGATATCACTTAAAAACTTATTTACATTATCTAAAATACTATTTACCGTAGTATTCATCTCATTCATATTTAATGATATCAATTCTCCAGTAAATTCCTCAACTGAACAAATTGGTGGTTTTGGTGCTTTTCCATTACCTCCACTTCCCGAAGTGTTTCCTCCACTCTCCGGAAGTTCTCTTTTAATCTTTTTATTTAATAGTCCTTCTATCAAGGCACATAGATTATTTGAAATCTTATTATAAAGGCAAGTGATTAATTCAGTAATGCTTTCCTTAATATCAAAATACATATATCTCATATTAGGAGGCAATTGCTCCACGGTTGGTGCAAGTCCTTTATTGATTTGTTTTAGGACATACTCCATAATCTTATCAAAAACTACTTTCATATATTTTGCAAGAATACAAGCAAATCTGGAAATCAAACTTTGAATTGACCCAACTAAATTTGAAACTGCATCAACATATGAT